ACTTCCCACTCGTTGCCAACCACGCGGACGACGGGAATCCACTTGCCCGCCCAGTCGCGTTCCTCAAGAATCTCGTAGCCGTTGGTCTTGAGCCACTTGACCGTCTTGATGTCGGTCGGGCGCTGGCGCAAAACGGGCATACCCATCGCTTCCGCACGCTTGGCTTCCGGCGAACCTTCCAGCGCCGACACATTGCCGGGGTACAGGTTCAGCGTCTTGCGCTCGTACTCAAGGTAGAAGTACTCAGCGATGCGGACGGTCTTGTCGCTAATCCACTGCGACAGACCCTGGTCACCGATACCCCGCGTCATGATGGACGAGATGGGTTCGGCGTCGGGGAACTGGCGTTCGTACTCGTCCCGCGTCAGGTCTTCCGTGATGAAACACCACTGAGCATCCGCACCGCAAGGGTCTTGGATGGCGGGGTCCATGTACACGGAGAACGAGTTGCGGATGCGCTGGATGCGGATGTCTTGGTCAAACGTGTCCGTATCGCAGTACTCGGTCAGCACGCGAATGTAGCCTTCACCGTAGGTGACTTGGTTGTCACAGGCGGTGTCGTAGGCTACGTCTGCGTCCGAGATGTACTCGATATGCCGCACGATGCCGTCGAAAATCTCAGCAACTTGCAGGTCTGCCTTGTCATCCACGGGGATGACTTTACCCGAGGGCCGGTTCTGCCGTTGGTCGTTGGTGACCTGACGAACGTGCTGCGGCAGCTTGTTGATGGTCAAACAGGGGCGGGCATTGATGGTTTGCCCCTGCACCGACCCTCGGGTCGCCAGCACATCCGCAGGCCATTGCCATTGGTTGTCTGGACTTGCGGCGAGGAACCGGAGGTCATCCAGTTCGTCTTCACGAGAGTCGCCATACGCAGAGACAGCCTGCGTAAAGCGAGTCCGTGCGGTAGCGAGGATGTCAGCGGCATCCTTGGAACGCCGCGACTTGGGGCTGTTCGCCACCTGAGCCGCGCCAATCATGCCGGTGTCAGCCATGCTTACACGCAGTGAAGGATGGCGAAGTTAACAATGACCGCTTCCGCCAGCGCACCGCCAGTCAGGTTACGCAGCGCAATTGCAGCAACGCCCGCGCCCATGCTGGAAACGTAAACCGTGTACGCACCGGCAGTACCGCCGCCCGACACGTTGACGATTACAAGGTCGTTGGCGCTGATGTACGAGTTGTTCAGGTTAAACACGACGGCGGTGTTTGCACCAAGGCTGGCGGCGTTCATCGTGATGCGGCCCGCAGCCTTGTTCAGCGTGACGGCGGTGGACTTGTCGGTCGCCTGGGTAACCGCACCCTGAGCAGCGGCGGTGTAGCCGAGTTCCGAGTCCACATACACGACGTTTGCGCCGATGATGTTCTGGTCTTCGTAAGCAACGCCAATCGGCTTGGTATTTGCAGTCACGGTCAGGCTCCCATCCAAGAATTAGATACAGTGCCGTCCCTGTAGGTTCGGACGGGGTTTCGCGCAGTATACTCCCGATGCGCCACGGGGAAAGCGAAAGTTACGGCGATGGCGTCGGCAGCGTCCGGTGAGGCCAGCCCCCGCGCCTTCATTTCCTTCTTGCCTTCGAGGAATATTGTACCCGCAGAGTTGGGTTTCTTGGTAGGGCCGACCAAATCCGCCTTCAGTTGGCGGTCTTCCTTGATGGAGGCGGTCTTCAACCAGTCTCGCATCGCCCCCCACATTTCGGCCCGTTTGTTGCCCCAAGCGACCGGATTCTTGGCCTTCCAGCCAAAGTTGACGCCTCGGACCTTGTACTTCTGCTCGGTCAGGCGGTCAAGGATGCCGTAGCCCAACCCGCCCTCGTCTATGCAGACCAGCGCAGGCCGGTAGTCTTCAATCGCCTCAATTACCCGCCCGACCACCGTCATGGTGTCGTCGCCCGAGTACCGCTTGATGGCGATGATGTCGCGTCCCTGACGGACGGCAATGACGGTCGAGTCCGCGCCTCCTCGCGCTGGGTCCACGCCGATGACCACGGGGGCGGTTTCGTCCTTGTACCGGGGGCGCTTAAACGCCTCATCTACCCAGTTTGCGGGGATGAACTGGTCATCACCGGCAGATGGGAACTCTCCGTACACCTCAATCTTCGCCTGGGGCGAGTCCTCACCGTATTCGTCGATGATTTGCTGGTAAACCGCCCTGTCCGTCCCCTCAACATCCAGCGAGTTGATGTTTTTGGACTTCCAAAACGCCCGTTTGGCGGCAAAACACTCGAAAAAGTAGCCGGAAGGTCTACGCGGGTTGGAAAACGCCATCCAAAAGCGGTGCGGCGTGTTCTCGGTGAAAAAACCCTGGCTGACATCCCAGATAGCGTCCGGAATACCGCTGGCTTCGTCGAAAATCAGCATCACGCCGTCGTGGTTATGCACACCGGCGTAGGAATCAGGGTTTTCCGCAGACCAAAGTCGGCCTTCTACCGACCAGTAGCGGGTGCCTTTGCGCAAGTCGCGCTCCACCAACTCCGTAATCCACTTGGCGGGCATGACGCGGGTAGCCGATATCTCCCACCAGTGGCTGTTTATCAGCATTGCCAGCCACTTTGTGATTTCCGCCCATGTCACCGAGCGAAGCTGAGCTTCCGAGTTAGCCGAGACGATGACGGTAGACCCGATGCGGGTAGTCACCATCCACAGGATGAGCCACGACACCAGCGCAGATTTGCCGATACCGCGTCCGGAGGCTACCGCTAGCCGAAATACGTCGAAATCTACCTTGCCGCCGTTAGCCGCAATGTGTTCCTTCAGGTCACGCAACACGCCCCGCTGCCACTTGCGCGGACCACGGAAGTGTTCCAGCGGCGTACCCTTCTCGCCCCACGGAAAAGCAAAGTTGACGAAGGCTTCTGGGTCGTTCGCAAGCGCGGGCGACCACAGTTTGGACATGAGAAGTTGCTCCTCTTGCGAGGAGTAGCGCGGTTCTTGCATTACTTGGGCACTATGCCGCGAGGCGCAAACACCTCGGTAACGTCACTCGGCGTAAGCCTGCGCGTTCTGCCGTCTGGGTACTGAACAATTGGCGCACGCACAAGCCCATGTCCCTTTATCTGCAAAACGTGAGTGCCGACAACAACGCCGTTTTCAGTCCCGGTGTACGGAAACTCTCTTTGCCTGACCTGCACGCGAGTGCCTTCAGGGATGTGCATCATTTCCTTAAACGCGGGAAGCGGCTTGCCCTTGGTTTCCCTGTCGCGCTGATGAAACTCATGTTCAACAACGGTCTGCCGCAAAGGCTTGGTTTTGTCTACATAGTCATCGAACTCAATATCGCCGTTCAGATACTGTTGTTCGTACTCGGTAAGCAAGCGTTTGGCGCGGTCGTATGGCATTTTGGGTATTTCTTTTGCCATCTCAGCCATGACGGCTTTCCGCGGTTTTAACAGGTTACGCGGGTCTATATTCTCACCCACCACCTCACCCAACCCCGCAGGACTAGATTTGGCACGGTTCCACATGGAACGTAGGGAGTTCTTCACCACGCCAGCAGGGTCTGCCGCCAACTCCTGCAAGCCCATCACCACGCCCTGCCCGAGCGCATACGGGTCTTGGTAGGACTGCTGCATTAATTGCAGCGGGCTGGTGACAAACTGCGTACCTAGCCCACGCCCCACGCCACCAACAAATTGACCGGCATCCGCAAGATAGTTTGGCGAAGGAGGCACTAGCGCATTACGAGTACCCGGCGGCATACCTTACCCCACAGAGTCGTAAGGAGACGGCATGGCAGGCTGGTACATCGTCTGCTGCCCAAACTTGCCACCTATGTTACCGCCAAAGAAACGGTCACCGCGAGCAGGACGGGCCAAGCGATTCAGCCGCTGCCCACCACCCATAAGATACCGCTGATAGTGGTTTCCGAAGGGCGTCATCCCCTGGTACGGGTTCTGCGGCTGCTGGGGTAGAAACGGCCGCATACTCTGGCGGAAAGCCTGTACGCCCATAGGCCCAGTCCCACTAACTGCCAGATTGCCCCCGCCCATAACAGAATAAGGGTCGCCACCATACGCATTGGGAGCAACCATAGCGTTCTGCCCATACATTCCCTGCTTGGCGGTATCCACGGACATGGCGTTGTTCACGCCGAAATAGGGGTTGCCGTACACGGTAGCGCCTCCACGTCTTCAACCAAGCGGCCTTCTAACCTTTGGGGCGGAGTGTAGTCCACCTGTTTGGCTACGTCCACCACACGGGCGTTAGCCGCCTCCAGCGCCGCTGTGATGCTGATGCGCTGGTGAACGTCGATGTTGACCTCTTGCTTGGCGGTCCAGTCGTGGCGGTGCTGGAGGATAGACAGCGCCGCCTTGGCGTCGCCGTTGCGGGCCGCCTCCATCATGTAGCCGGACAGTTCTATCTCGGCGTCGGCGCGGCCCTTTTTCGCCGCCATCTCCGCCAGGGGGTCCATCTGGCACAGGCGGTTGTACTCGACCGGCAGCATTCCGGCGGCGAGCGCCAGCGCCTCTCCCTTCAGCCCGAGTCTTGCGGCGTCGTAGATGCGCTGTAGGCGCGCCTCGGTCGCCTTGAGGACGCGGGGTTCAAACGGCAGCGATTTGAAGGTCATGGGTGGAGCATACCGGTATGTGTGATAAGCAGCAAGCCGTACCACTTTTGCTTATGGCTGTTGGCTGAAAAAATAAAAATTTCACACGGCTCCACCGTCACAGTCACGGCCCTTGCGTCGGCCCTACCCGGGGGTGTCCGCCGCACGTTTTCAGCCTACTGATGTCAGCCTACTGATGTCAGCCTACTGATGTCAGCCTACTGATGTCAGCCTACTGATGTCAGCCTACTAATGTCAGCCTACTGATGTCAGCCTACTGATGTGGGCAGTGTGGGTAGTGTGGGTAGTGCCCACAACACCGACAGCCACACAAACAGCGTGGTCAATTGTGGGTGGTTGGATATACAGTACTGTATGGATAACCACCCACAGACTACCCACACACTACTGTATGGATAACCACCCACAAAGCGCCACCGGGCTAAGTTGTTATAGAAGTAATACTGCTTGTGGGTAGTTTGGACTGCCCACAAAAATCGGTTCCAGAACGGTGAGCCGTACAGCCGCCCGTATACGTATATACATTAGCACTTACTAATATATCGTTATAGGATTTCTTTTTATCTACTAAAACACTACCCACAAGGCAATAACACCTGGTAAATCAGACAGTTACATGATTTTTGGCACTACCCACAAGCCGCCACGCCGCTACACACCGCGCCACCCACACACCCACAAAGAAAACTCACCTACAGTTGAAAAAATCTCATCTAAAATTGTTTGACATCATGACCGATTGTGGTATTCTACTTTTAAGGACAGCGAATGGCGCTGTCTAGCCACCGGAGACAGACACATGAAGCCCAGCTATTACGACGCTTGCACCGCCGCTATCGCCGCCGCTGAAGCCCGCGACGCCGCTTGCGAGGCATACGAACACGCCCACCGCTACGGCAGCGTAAGCCAAGTTGACGCCGCTCACATTGCCCGCGACGCCGCCGAGCGTGCCTTTTGGCGCGCTGTAGAAGCCCGCGACGCTGCCCGCGACGCTCGCTAACACCACACCAACGGGGCGGTACCACGCCGCCCCAGCACCACACCGGAGACCGCACAAATGAAAACATACGAAACTCTTGTTAAAGAATGCGCCGAACAAGGCAAGGCACTTGCCCGAATGATGGCAAACGATGGCGTGCTAGAGCCGTTGTATCTGTATCACCGCGCCAGCACAGAGACCGCCGACGGCGCGTTGTTCCTTGTGCGCGACAGCGCTCCAGTGCCGCCCGGTGTGGCTTTGGTCACGGGCGAAGGGCTGCGCGGTAACGTCCCATATGACGCCTACTTTCAGTGGGTATACGAACGCGCCAAGCGCGCACCAATCCTTTGCTATGGAGCGGCAGCATGAGCCGCCAAGACTACGCCGATAAAACATGGCTGCGCCGCCCGCCCACGCTCCAGCGTTGGCACGTCCTGTTGGCGCTGGCAGCGCTGCTGCTGCTCGCCGTCACTAGTGACCCGACAGACTGTGACGGGCGGCGCTGTGACACATCCATTGACGCCCCGGCACAGCCGCGCTAATCTCGACCCGTCCACTAATTCAATACACTGGAGTAAACACAAATGAACACCGAAACAATCCGTGCCGCTCGCGCCGCTTCCGATGCCGCCTATGCGGCGTATCGTGCCGCCGATGACGCATACGACGCCGCCCGCACCGCTGCTGCCCGCAACACCGCACAGGGTGTAAGCCGCGACCTGTACGCCGAGGGCGCTGGCGTAACCGCCGCCCGCGAGCGTGCCGCCGCAGCCTATGCGGCTTACCTTGCCGCCGATGAAGCGTACATGGCGTTGCGCCCCGCCTAATCCGTAGTTCAACCTGCTAGCGCATCCTACCGGGTGCGCTATCGGGTGCCCACTACCGCACCACAATTCAATACATTGCAATACACTGGAGTACATGACATGACCATTCAAGACAACGGTTACAACGGCTGGCCCAACTATGCGACGTGGCGCGTGAATCTTGAGATGTTCGACGGCTGTACGCCCGCCGACATCATGGGCGACAGCCCCGAAGGCCACGACCGCGACGATGACGCCTACCGGCTGCAAGCGGCGCTGAAGGAACACGCTGAGTACCTCATTTGTGAGGGCAGCACGGAGGGTCTCGCCCGTGACTATGCGCTCGCCTTCCTGTCCGACGTTGAGTGGTACGCCATCGCCTACCACATGATTGATGCATGGGCGGAAGACCACCCCGAGGCGTATGCGGACGACGCCGCATGAAGGCCGAGAGCCGCCCACGCTGCCCTGTCTGCTACGGGCAGGGCTGCGTGCCCGCCCCATGGGAGCCGCTAGATTGGCTCGACTGTCCGCACTGTTACGGGCCAGGATTTGACCCGTACTGGCTGGGGCCACAATCAAACACACAAAAGGACGACGACAAATGAACACCGCCAAAACGTACACCCTAGAACAAATGGAAACGGCGATGACGATATGGGAAAGCCTGTTACAAGACCCACCGCCGTGGTTTGCCAAACTTAAAGCGGAACACGGCACCGCCACCGCCCGTGGCATGGTTGCGGAGCTTGCGCCGCACATGGACGATGCATGGCAGATTGCTGTTGATTCGTACGACTACGGCGACGCCTTTGACTGGGACTTTGTGCCGGAGGTGTTGCACTTGATTACGGCACCTGAGCAGTTGAAAAACGACCCCTTAAACGTGGCGTGGCGTTTGTCACGGCAGAAATGAGCAAACCAACTGCTAAACAAGCGGCAGCGGCGGCGCTTTACCCGCCGTTGCCTCGCGGTAGCCCGCACTACTTAACCCGACAGAAACAGCGCGCCGCTTTTATGGCGGGCTGGGAAGCGGCTAAACGACACACCAAGAGGACACCTTATGACCGCATCTAATCTACACGCCGACGGCTGGCGCTTGATATGCGACGGCTGGCGCAAGCTGGCGGACGACCGCGCCGAGGAGCGCAACGCGCTGGCGCTGGAGCTTGAGCGTACCCGCCTTGAGCGCGACAAATACCGCACGGCTTACGAACTGTTGCTTACCTTGCGGGCGCTCCATGAGGGCGACAAGGGGGCGCTATGACCGCTGTGGAAGCGCTAGCGTGGGCCTTCGCCTTCTCGGCTGCCATGTTCGCCGTGGCCTTCGCCTTAATCACCGTACTGGCCCTGTGGGGGCTGTGGGAAACCGTGCTGGCGCTTGCCAGCCATTACAACGTGAGGAACGCAAAATGACACATGAAGAAACCGAAGAGCTTATCCGCCTGCTGCGCGCCCAACTGGACGCCGCATGGGAGGACAACCGCGCACTGCGGGCGGACGTAGAGCGGCTGTCACTGGATGTGCACATCCTCGCGGAAGAACTGGAGCGCGAGCGCGCACCCAAGCAGGACTGCCGCTAATGCTGGACATCACCGCACGCATAAGGGACGCATGGCGCGCTAATCGCGCTGAGAGCGCACAGGACGCCGGGTCGCTGTTTGTCGGTGCTACCACACCGGAGGACATGGAGCGGCTCTCGGAGCGACAGCGGGAGGCTGTGGAGCGCGCCGGGCGGCGCTGGCTGTTGCACCCCGCCAACCATGTGCAACGGAAGGCAGGAAAGGCCTCCAGGTTGAAAAGCGGACAGGCCCGCTAGGTGCTGTACCTCGCGGGCCTGCTTATGGCGGCAGTGGTGGCGGAGCTATTCGATATCGGTTAGCCCCGCCCCCTGCCTTACTTAACCACCCTCAAGGCCCCACCGGCAACGGCGGGGCCTTCTGCTATCCCGCGAAGCTCTGCCCCGTTGGCGTCCGCCAACTGAGGGCAGCAGAACAGGTGCTTTTTGGTTGGGTGCTGGCGGGAGTGTACCCGGCCCTTGTCCACCCACCCGGCCTCCCGCATAGCGTGGAAGAACGCCGCCGGGTAAAGCTTCGTCCCTGTCGGCGCTTGGCCCTGTAGGCGGTCGAGCAGCGGCCCCCAAGGGGCGCAAACAGCCCCACGGGCAAACTCGCCCTGTCCGCCCCGTATGGCGTCCACAAGGTACGCTTCAGCGGAGCTGAACCCGTTCTCTACCATGAGCGCCTTCGCCTCGGTGTGCGGCGGTGTGGCGGCGGGGTCGAAGGCGGCAACGTTGCGGGCCTTCAGGTAGGCGGCAACGGAGGCCATGCCGCCGCGCTCGTACCACGCCCAGAGGCGGGCGGACTCGGCTTGCGTCATGCGGGAGGCGTCCGACCAAATGACAAACCAGCGCCGGTCATCACTGGGCAGGCTAATCGGCACGCGCTCGTTTGAGAAGGCCAGCATGAACAGCCGATTGGCGGTCTTGTACGGGGCCAGGCCCTTGCGCTCTACGTTCAAATAGAACGGCGGGGCGGCGATAAGCGGCTTTAGGTTGTTCTCCAGCGCCCGGCGGTCTTTCGCCTCACTCTGGCGCAGTTCCTGCACCACCATCACTTCGCATTCCAGCCCGTAGCCCCATTTGGAGTTAAGTTCTTCGTTCCGCACGGTGCTGATATTGTCTTGCGAGTCACCGCCAATGGCCCACAGGAACGGTGCCCACAAGGTGTCCTTACCGGAGCCGGGCAAGCCGCCGTGAAGGATGGCGTGGTTGACTTTGACTTGCGGGAACTGCACCCGGTGTGCCATGACGCTCAGAACGTGCTCGCGCTCCATGTCGTCGGGAATCATGCGCTCCATGTGTTCCAGCCACGGGCGGACATCGCCGGGGGCATACTGGGGCCGGGCGTCGCGCCAGCGGTTAGCGAAAACCTGGCCCTCACGGGCGCACAGAATGGACTCGCCCGCCGCATAGGTCAGCCCGGCGAGCGTATGCGCGCCCATCGCCTGCCGGTGCTGGTCGAACGATACGGACGCCTCGACCTTGCGCTTAGGGTTGTGGACACAGCGGCACTCGACGTGCCGAAACAACGCATTGAAGGCGTAACGGCTCACCTCGCGGCGCTCCACTAGGTCGAAAAACATATCGTTGGCTTGGACGTAAGCGAACCTGGCGAACCAGTCCGCCTTCTCCAGCCGCCCGAGTTCCTTGCGCTGCACCTCAGACACGACATCGGCGGCGGTGTTGGGAAACGCCTCGGTCGGTTGGAGCCGG